ATCTAACGCTCTCGTAAATTTTCTTTTTATTTCATAACTAACTCTTGTTCCTTTATCTGGCCCACCATATTCTCTTACTCGTAGTATTGAACTTGGTATACCATAACAACTTAATAATCCTTTAACTGCTCTTTCTGTTCCTTTTGCTTTAATAAAGAAAGGTAAGTTTGCTAAAATTCTTTTCCAAATTTCTTCTGATATATCTTCTGATGATTTTTCGTTTTTCGTAGTTCCGTCTGTATTTTTACCAAGTAAGAATTCTGGTAAGTCAACTAAATCATTTCCTAAATATAATTCTAACCCTAAAGCTTTTGCAAACTCTAATGTTATATCTTTTGAAATACCCTCTGATACTTTTTCTACTTTTTTATTTACATCTGTAAGTGATTTTACATAAGTCCATATTTCATCAAATTGTTGTCCGGTCATATCCATAAATTCTAAGAATACATTGTTTTGTGTATCAGAGTAAACGTGTTCTGGTAGTGAGTTTCTAAAACTATTAACATTGTTTTGGTCATAAGATGATGCACTTGATATCATATTGTTATACCAAGTTCCAGCTTGTGTGCTGTTTGTTGCCGCTAGTGTATATGGTTTTGATGAATTGGTTTTTGGCCAAGCTGTATCGTGGAATTGTCCTAATGATGAACTAACATAAGATGAACTTTCAAAATACATATAATTTTCAAATGGGTCAAATGAATTAATTACTCGTTGTCTTTTGTTTTCTTCCTCTTGTATTGTGGCCAATGAACTTGATACCGATACTAATGATGAACTTAATGAATTATGACTTTCAATTAATTCTAATTTTCTTTTAAAATTATTTAATCTTCTTTCTGCTGATGAGAAGTTTACGAAGTTTCCAAATCCCGTATCGTCTAATTCAAATAATAAATTGGTTGTTGTTTTTTGATAATCAATATTTGGTTGAACATCTAATAAACTACCTGATGTTAATTTTTCTTGTAGTTCAAAATTTAATTGTGTATCACTTCCTAATAAATCATTTTGACTTTTAAATGTAGTTCCTTGAAAGTTAATTGGATTATCTACTGAATTTAAATTAGGTATTCTTAAAAATATCCCCTCGTCTGGTCTATCTACAAATGGAACTAATCTAACTCTTTCTTCATAGTCCGGAAGTCTTTTTTCTGCAAAATAAACTTTATCTAAAACATTTTTGTTTTCTTGAAGTGGTTGTTTTAATTTAACAACTCTTGACTTTTCGTCATCATTTAGTCTGTCTGCTGTAAGAAGGTAATAATCATTATCACAAACCATATAAGTTTTAAATCTTTTTACATTATTCTTTTTATAGTTTACTCTCCAGTATTGGAAAGATTTAGCTCTATCATCATCACCTTTATGTTTAGTAAGATTTACTCCGTCTTCATATGACAAACTAACTCTAACTCTGTTTGCATCCAATACTTCTTCAATACGAGCAACATAGTCTTGTTGTTTTATTTTTACTTGTGCTCTTTTTGATGTAATGATTTTTTCTTTTTTCTTTTTATTTGACTTGACTAAAGTTCTTTTCTTGTCAAGTTGTAAAGCTTTTAATCCTGGATATAAGTTTGGTTGGTCGTCAAAGAAGTTAGAATCTCTTAGGTATCCAATAGGTCTTGATTTATTACCCTCTGAACTCCTGTCCGTAGTTACTGGTCTTCTAATGTATGCATTTCTCATTGCACCCCGTAGGTTTATTCTATTACCATATCTTCTTAGTGTTGCAGCTGTAGCGGCACGAGAATCTGCCTGACCCTGTGTTTCTCCTTCAGTTCTTTCGTAACTTCTTTGGCTTTCTGAATATTCTGGCATTAACTAAATCCCTGTGCTGTGCTCATCGGTGATACTACTTGTTCTACTTCTTCTTCTTCAAAATCTTCGTCTGGTAAATCTGGCGGTATTGGTGGTTCGTACGGTAAGTCAAATTCAATGTCATCAATCTCATCAATAATTGCATCGTCATTATCAAAATCTTCATACCCATCAACTTTATATAAGTTAGGAATAATAATTTCCCCACCTACCATATTTTGTGTAAATCCTCTATCCTCACCATCTATATCAAATTCCAATACATTTGGATTTTTCTGGTCAAACTTTATACCACCTTGTCCGTCTTTTTTAATAGATTTATATTCAATCAATCTATTCATAGTTCGGAAATCTTCTCTCATCTCTTCATTTTGAATATTTTCATCTACCTCAATAAGAGCTTCTGTTCTGTCTGGTGATATTCCGTCAATAAAATATTTTACTTCCTTTATAAATAATTCTTTTTTTTCTGGTGTGTCTTGTCCGTCAATGCCTGGATTTGGTGATGAAGTATAGTATTTAATTTCCCCATTAATTTCCTTTTCTTCTACTTCACTATTCCATTGAATTCCTGTATCATCAACGAATACTTGTGCCTCAACTCCGGCAAGTCTTCTTAAAAACTTGTAAACAATTCTATACTCACCCTCGGTATATCCATAATTTCTAAGATGTTGTCCTATGTTTAAATCTATAAAACCTTCTGATGAAAAGGATACTTCTTCTCGTGGTATGTAAATAGTATTTAAAAGAACATCATCTGGTACACTATAAATAAATACAGCTATATAATCGTCATCATCATCACGACCCCAACTACTATACACTCTTTTATTTAAATAATAAGTGTCTTTTTCTTGTTGTGTAAAACCATATTCTCTTGACATTATACTATGTATCCTTTACCTCTTAATTCTTCTTCATCATCAGTTCCTGTTCCTGGTGATGCCGGTGTGGTTTCTCCAGCTACTAAATTAAAAGAACCACCAGATTGTGTTTCAATTGTTTCTGGTAAACCGAATTCTTTATAAGTTCTTCTTAAAACTTTATTTTTAAAAATAAAATCTTGTAGTATAACCGCATAGTTTCTTAAATCTAATGCGATTTTTAAATCTATTTGATAAGTTTTTATGTTTATAAATAAATCTTTTAATAAATTTCTACCTTTAGACAATGGTGGATATGCTCTAATTAATTTTACAATAAGTGCATTAAGTTTTTCAGCTGAAATACTATCGTCAATTTCTTCAATACCAGCTGGATTCTTTTTTATGGCCGCAAATCCTGCTTTCGCTGCAATCATTATTGTTTTTAAACTATTTTTATCTACAAGTCTGTTTATAAATTCAACAATGATTGGTCTATATGGGTCTGGTATTTTGGAAGTATCAGATTGAATTTGAATATCGGTTACTTGGTCAACTATATCATCATCTTCTGTTTCACCTGCACTTGGAACAACAAAGTGAGAAATTTCTTGTGAGATATTATTTAAATATCTGTCGTTAAAAAATTGTTGTTTGTTTTCAATACGAACACTTTCCGTTATACCCTCTGCGGCTTGACCTGGATTGGTTGGGTCCTCAATGGAAACCAAAAATCCATCTTCATCTCTTGTAGGATTGTTTGCATCAACCGAACCAGATATTTGTTGTTTTGCAAGTAAATCTAATACTTTTTCTTGTTGTTCAGTAACATCTGAATCAAGGATATTTTTATAAGTATCTGACTTTAATCTAGCTTGTGAAGGTAAATAAGGCATTTTATCTCACTATTCTGAATTCATTATCGTTGTCGTAAAAGTTTATTTGTTCATCAGTTGTTCCACTACCACTAACTACCTTAACACAAAAACGATAATTTCTTTCTGATTGTAGTCCATTCATCCATAGATTAAAATAATTACCTGTGCTATCACAACTAATTTTAGAACCACTACCATAAGGTATGATTACTTCTTCTGTTTCTGAATCTCTTACTTCATAAAAAGCAGATGCACTTGGTAAATATTTAGTTGTAAGTTCTGCTGGTGTTGTGTCAAACGCAGTTGTAGGATATAATTCTCTACCAACTAATCTAAACTTTACTATCGAACCTTCTTTATATTCTGTTCTTAAATTTTTAAAATATACTTTTAATCTTTCTAAGTCTGTTGAACTCAAAGCTGATAAACTTCCTGTTGAGAAACTTGAATCGTCCCACACCACTTCTAATTTAGGTGGGTATATTGTATGTGTTTCTCTACCGAAGTATTTTAGATTTCCCAATCTATCTGAACTACTTTCATCTTTTGTAGTGTCACCACCTGGATTATATGAGAAATCACTTGAACCTGTATATAGTGATTCTCTTTTTACCAAGAAACCTCTGTTCGGAAATAAAGAACTTGAGTATATGTGATTCTTAACTAAGTCTGAAATATCTACTCTTAAATCTTTTTTATCAAATGTTAGTGCGTATGATGAACTAACTGAATATTGTCCACCCAAACTTCCAGTAAACCAAGCACCCCCGTCAGTTAATACTGAACCCGTTACCCAAGGTGTTGTGTTTTCGTGGTCTCTGTATTGATAACTTACTCCGTCCTGTGTTACTGGGTTGTGGTCAAGCTTTCCTGTTCCTTGTTTCCAAGCACTACCACTAACCATATATACAAAAACATTTTGTTCTGATTCAACTTCGGTTGATGTTGCGTCAAATAAATTTAAATAGTATTTTGCAGTTGCTGGTATTTTACCATTTTGTATAGACTGAGAAATATAAGAATAATCAAAGTCAATTAATATTCTTGAAATATTTTGAACAGTTCCATTTTGTGCAACTTCTTTATTTATTTCTAATATTTCATCTAATCCTGTGTTTCTTGATGAAGTTGTAGCACCTGAATATATTGATGAGTCTCTTTTGTTAAATTCAAAATAATGCATTATCTATCTCCCACTACTCTACCTTCAATATCTACATTAGGATACTTGACCTCAAATATACTTGGGTCCAATGAAGGATATAAAATTCCATCTCTAACCGAAGAATCTGTATCATATATATTTCCACTATATCCATCAGATACTTTATGTTTGTTCTCAATCACTACAATATTCTTATTAGGATTATTGTCTTGTGGTGGAACTACCGTAACAACACCATCTACCAACCCAACTACATAAGCTATGTCACTTAATATGATTGGTTGATTGATTTGCCATTTTTTAATTTCAAAATGTTTCTTAACTGCCTGTATTGCGTTAAACAATACTTCGTTTTTGTTATATCCCCTTTTTACCGTGATTGCAAATCTAACACCTACATTAATAACATAAGCGTCCTTTAAATTTATTGCATCTGTCAATATTCTATATTGAGAAAGATATGTTTTTAAATTTTGTTTTACTGCATTGTTTAGTCTTACTAATTTACTATCTGCTGTATATCCTAATAGATACATATTCAATGCTAATGGATTAGGTATAACATCTATGGATTTAATTCTACGAACTTCTCCATCAACAACTTCTAATTGTCCCTCTTGTTCTAATTGTTCGTCTTGAACAATAAATGCTTTAGCTATATTACCATATTTTTGTGGTAAAGAATAAACCCTTGTTATGTAGTCTGCTCTTGTAACTGCTCTGTTCTGTGCGTTAAAGAAAGCTGATGCATTAAGTTTTACTTCGTCAAGAGTTTCTTCACTTGCTCCACCCGACGCCCTTTCTAAATTAGTTACAGTCAAACTTTGTTCTGCATTTAAAGAAAGTGTAGAATCTACACCCTCAGTAGAATTTGTATAATTTTTTTCTAAAATCCTATTAACACTATTTACTGGAACATTGTGTTCTATAGCTCCACCAAAAATATATTCAATGGTAAGTGTTGTATTACTTGGTGCTAAACCAAATGTTCTTGTTTTCATAAAGTTAGCTGGGTCATATGATTCGTCTAATCTTGAAACACCAAAGCCTAATGATGAACCAACATTGTCTGGACTTGGAATTAATTCTTCGTCTGGATTAGAACTAATACCAGAACCGAATTTAACTTCCATACGATTATCATCATTGATTCTTGTTGTAAATCTTCTGGCAGTTTTAATAAGTTTTAATAAGTAAGGGGAATCATTTTTATAAGTTGATAAACTTGGGTCATTTAAATTTGTATTTTCCTCAGCTTCAAAAACTGTATCTTGTGCTAAGAAAGGAACTTCATACCACTTGTTTCCATTACTATCAGTTATAGAAATAATTTCAGTAACATTTTTGTCTCCTAAAAATATACTATCAAAAGTCTTAGCATTTCCAAAAGTAAATGTTTGTGTTTTTCTAACACCTGATTTTGCTAATGCACTTTTAGTTAGTCTGTAACTCGTAGGTATGTTACCTGATGTAGGAGCTAATGTTGTTACATCCATTGGGTCCAACGAACTTGATACTTTGAAATCAACATCATCTAACAAAGTAAATTCTACATCAGTATTTGAAAGAAATCTACTATTTGCTTGAACCTTTCCTGCTATATCTAAGTTTGGTGCATATTTACCACCACCTAAACTTTTAGCTGGAACATCAAGGGTTAGGGAAAGTTTTACAGTAGAAGGACAAGCTAATTTAGGTTTATATCCTAATGATTGAGCAATCTCAAAAATATTTTTCTTTTCTTCTGCCTGATTAAGTAATGTTTCCCTGAATTGATTATCTACATAGTAATTTAATACATCACCGACATATGCAGCCATTTCAACAAACATCATTCCTGGTGATGCTTCATTGAAGTCATTGTATTGTGATGGGAAATAAGATTTAGCAAATTCTATAAGATTAGCTCTTATATCTGCAAAATCTCTTCCAAGATAATTAACTTCTTTCTTAATTATTTTTTTATTTGTTCCATAGTCTACTTCTTTTAAGTTAGTTGTAGGCATTCTTATTCTCCGATGTTAAATTGTAATTCTAATGAGTCTAAAGAATTGGGTTCTAATTTTGTATTGTATTCTATTGATATAGAAATACTATTAAAATTAACTTCATCTTTAACGACAAACACATTGTTTATTTCAATGTATGGTAATTGTCTTGAAACAGCCTCTCTGATTGTTTCTTCAATAGAGTCTGAAGATATATCGTCAAAGTTTACAAACAAAAATGATTTTAAGTCTGAACCAAATGTTGGTTGCATTACTCTCTCACCTGGTGTGGTGAGTAAAAGATTTCTTAAATTAGATTTTGATTGTTCTAATATAGTTTTAGATTGAAAGAAAAATCCATTTAATCCATAGGATAACGGAAATTTAATTCCAACATATATATCTTTATTTCTATCTGTTTCTCTTACTGTTGCCATTATGGTCTAAAATTACCTTCGCCATTTTTCTTTTTATTAATTGCTTTCATTAGTCCAGAGTAATCACGAGTTAAAGCATCTTGAACACCTTCGGGAACTGCGTCTACTGAAACTCCCTGTTTCTTAATTGTGTCTACTGCTGCCATTTCTCTCGCCTTCTCTTTATTCTGTCCACGACCTAAATCTCCGTATCCTAATACTTCGGCCATATTATCACTACCTAATACACCACCACCCAATGAAGGATATTCGTCAGTTTGACCTGATGACCCTAATGGATTGGTATTGTTTAATACTTCATTTAACGCTGGGTTTTTAGAGTATTGTTTTTTAGGTTTATTGACAACCTTTTTAGGTTTAGGTTTAGAAATCGTTTCTGATAAACTAATCTCTTTTTCTTCATTAATAAATATCTCGCTCAGTTGTTTTTTGACTTCTTTACGGACAACTAATTCAATTATATTTTTTAACTTATTTTTGTTCATTACTACTCCTTATTATTATAAATTCTTTTGTGCTTCACCACTCGCTTGCATTGTATTGGATAATGCTTCACCTGCAACTGCTGCGGTTTCTTTTGTTGAAACATCTATTTCTTTTTCAGCTATACTTATACTAAATCCATTTGCAAATCCACCTTGACACTTTTCCTTAAATTTTCTTGCATCATCTCTCCAGGCTTTTCTGGCATCTTCTTGTTGTTCGAAAGGTAATTGTGCAATTGCTTCATATTGGGATTTTAATTGACCAGCCTCTTGTTTTAATTCAGGACCATTTGCGATTGAACTTAAATCACCACC